TTCCGACTGCAAAGTCCAAGTATCTGTATTTTCTGGCTGCAACACCCATTGGAAACTTACAGATATTTCTGGTATGCCCGCGTCAATGCTCGTTGCCAAAAGCAAATGCTCTTGAGTGATGCCAGTGGTTTGTACTGTCGGATAAACAAAAATACTAACAGGCGTTAAATTGCTAACAATTGACGCCGTTACGCTATCCACAACCGGCGCTGCTGTTGCGATATCATTAGCGGCAAGGACGCTAATTATTGTTGCGTTTACATCATCAACAACGGGTGCGCCGGCAACTAAATCAATTGGCGCAACAACTTGCTGCTGTGAAAGCACAACGCTGTCTATAACTGGCGTTGTGGATAAGTTGTTTGCAGAAAGAACGTGAATATGCGTGAGCGTTGTACTGCCTACCACAGGCGCTCCGCTTGTTATTTGCGTTGCGCTTAGATCATGTATCTGGATCAACGAAACCTGTTGGACAACAGGAACACCAGAGGTAATTCCATCAACTGCGATGTCGCCTTCAGCAGTTGCTGCTAATGGTGCTGCTGCTAATGGGCTAAACCCCAACATTAGATAACCCTAACTTTGAGATTGTGCGTTGCAAGGGATGTAACCCTTACCTTGTTTGCGGCAGGAAAATCATAATTGTAGTCAGTCCCTAAGATGGCTCCTTGATTAAGTGTAGCTGCATCGTAGTTGAGACTAACTCCATCTGAGCTTGGAACATTTAATGAAGCAGACCCTAAGTATAAGCCGATCATCAAGTCCAAGCTATCACCTAACGTATAGTGATTTGGGTCTGTAACAGCCTCTAGCTGGGCCTTATCCATACGGTTGAAGGAAACATCAGTCAGGGCTTGCTGAAGTGCATATAGCTCAGAGTTGGTTGTGGAGTTAGCCCACGTTGTTGATGTTGTGTATGATTCTGCGCCCACGTTATATTCATATATTTTATCATCTTCACCCGTAACATACATCTTAGTGCCATCAGGCTTGAAGAACACGGCCTGTGAGTAACTTATTTGAGGAGACACATCCAAGTTCCGAACATGAGAAGTATTCGAAATATCCCACGCTGATGTAAGACTGTACTCGCTTACTCGTGAAGAATTCTTTCCACTAACAAACATTTTAGTACCGTCAGGGCTGAACGATAGCCCCCTTGGTTGTCCATGCTGGCTGGATACACTAAAATTTCGAACGTAAGATGCACTTGTAACATCCCAAGCGGTGCTTAGACTGTATTCGTTTACGTCATCCCCTGCTTCACCAACAACAAACATCTTTGTACCGTCAGGTTTAAAGAAAAGAGCAGATGGAGTTGTGTCTTGACCACTGATCGATTTATAATCGCTAAAAGTTGCGGTAGACACATCCCAAGCTGTACCTAAATTGTATTCGTTTACTTCATCACCATGCGTCCCAACAATATACAACTTGGTTCCATCAGGTTTAAAAAATAGACCATATACAGAGGCTTCTTGATTAGAAACATCAAGGTTTTGGCTATAAACTGCGGTAGACACATCCCAAGCCGTACTAAGGTTGTATTCGTATATGGCATCATTAGTGTATCCAGCAGTATACATCTTAGTGCCATCAGGTTTAAAAAATACTCCGACCAATCCAGCATCTTGACCGCCTACACTAACATTCTGACTGTAAACTGCTGTAGAAATATTGAAGGCGTTAGCAATGTCAATTGCGCTATTATACTGCCATGTGCCGCTGTTGTTCCGCACAATCGGACGCACACCATCAGCATTTTTAATGACTGACCAAGTGGTGCGATCATCTGTGGATACAGCGTAATAAGCTGCCCCATCGCCAGCAATATCATCGGCAGTCATGCTGTTGATGTCAGTCCAATAAGTAGTGTCTATTTGGCCCCCTGCGTTTGTAATCGCAGGGTAATATGCGCCAGACGCAGCAAAAAGCTCGCCCACGTTGTATGAATGCACCGAATAATTATTACTCGCGGCAACATAAAAGCGCGTACCAGAAGCATCCATATAAGAGTTATAGGGGTATCTTGTCGTGCTGGGGGTGCTAATATTTAAAGTAGTTTCTAAACTTGCAGTTGTAACATCCCAAGCTGTTGTTAAGCTAAATTGCGCTAAATTGCTGTTGCTAAAATTTCCCGTCCACATTTTTGTGCCAGAATAATCAAAAGAAATTCCTGATGCGCTCGTGTGACCTGATGGTAAATCAAAATAATCCGTACTTATTGACCCGCTTGTAACATCCCACGGGGTACTTAAATTCCACACTTGCACACGACTTATGCTTGAGCCAACACTGTACATTTGCGTTCCATCTGTTTTGAACCAGACGCCGTAAGGATTGCTTTCACCATTATTATTAACTGAAATATTTCCAGCATGGCTGACGCCTGTGCTTAAATCCCACGCGCTGCTTAAATCCCACTGCTGAACTCTGTCTACTGAGCGACCCGCATGATACATTCTTGTGCCATCTGGCTTAAAAAAAAGGCCGGAAGGATTGCTTTCATAACTTCCAACATAATATGAACTAAATGTCCCGTGTGTCGTTATATCCCAAGCCGTTGAAAGGTCAGCATAATACACCCTATCACCACCAGCAGTAATGTAAAAAAATACTGTTCCATCTGGCTTAAAGAAAATACCATCAGGTGCATTTATGCCTGAGGTAAGATCATTATTACTTGTTGCGTAAGCTACGTTGTTAAGGCCCGCTGAATAATTTGATATTTTAAGGCCCGCAGTGGCATCCGCTGTTATTCCGCTTAATGACCAATTCCCTGATGTGTAGGATGCAGATGCAAAAGCAGATGTTTCACGGTACTGCCCATCAGATGCCGCAAGAACAGCCGCGCCCCCGTCTGTAGTTGATACAGTTTTCCCAACATCTGATGCCGCGAAAGACCCTGACCCCAGCTGCATTGTTTTTGCCAAATTATATTCTTCAACTAAATCACCAGAAAATTGAGTGGTATAAAGTTTGCCAGCATTTTCATCAAAATGCATGCCGGTTGATAGGGAGTTAAAACCTGTTTTATTTAAACTTGCGCTCGTTAGGGTGCTGATGTCCCAAGCCGTTGACATGGTGAACTGGTGAATAATTCCAGAGCCAATAATTAAAGCAGTTTTTCCGTCATCAGTTATTTGAATAGCATGTGCATTAAGCTCAACGTCACCTATGTAAATATTAGCTGTTTCCGAAGCCGTTGTGATATCCCACGGCGTTGAAAGAGCGTATTCATATGCTTTTTCATTTGAGTTTTCAACTCCATACATTCTTGTGCCATCTGGCTTAAATGCAAGCCCAGTTAGATAAGACGCGCCGTTATATGTTCCATTGGCGGTAACTGACGATAAATCCCAAGCCGTTGAAAGATCAAATTGCCTTACGTTGTTTGTGGTACAGTAAAAACGTGTTCCATCAGGGTTAAATGTAAGTGAATAAAAGCCACCAATGTAACTTGAATTTTGAGAAAAAGTCGCATTTTGCAAACTAAATGGTGGTGATAAGTTAATTTTACTTACGCGGCTTTGGCCTGTTCCAAGGTAAAAAAGCTGCGAACCATCTGGCTTTACATAAACTCCGCGTGGATTACTTTCGCCAGTATTTGTGTTTGTATTCCAATTATATCCACTTCCGGTTAATGTTGTAACATTAACACCAATAGACAAAGATGTGTTCGCCGCATCGTTTTTGACATTATAATTGTCACCGCTGGAAGCTACGTCCCATGCGCCTTTGCTACTTACACCGCTCTGAGAAATTTCTTTAGTAGCAGAGACAATAGGCGTTGGCGTAATGCTGCTAGAAAGAGAAATGGTGCTGCTTTCACCAGAAACAAATGATTTTGTTAAAGTGCCTGCAACGCTCGCTGCCGCATCAAGTTGAGATTGAAGTCCATCCACGTTTGCAATTACATGATTATGACTATCATCCACAACTGTCGCGGTAATTGTGGCGTCACCCAAATCTGTCAGTGTCGCGCTGCCAGTGACATCACCCGAAAGCGTCAATGTCTGATTGAAATCTTGCGCGGCTGGCGATAAGAAAACAACAGCAGAACCAGACAGATTTAACGCTGATCCTGAGTTGCTGCTTTCAGTCACAGTACGGCTAAGAGTAGTGCCAGAAGCTGTATATGTGCCTGTGCCGATTTCCCAGTTATTTGTGCCATCTTCTATGACGTATCTTACAATATCGCCATTAGACACACCGCCACCGGCAAAGGTCTGATAACCCGCTTCAGCAGCGCCCAATGTGATAGTGCCTGTGCCAGTGGTTGCCGTGGCAACCTTAACGCGGTTTGCGAGTACAACCATTGGCCGCTCCTATTATGCTGGGTCTGGGATTTCTACGTCAAATGATGCAAGCGTAAATGTGTTGCCGCTGGTTACCGCCTGAGACGCTGTAAGCGACCCTGTGGCAAGCAAACGTGACGCTGACACATCAACAATCGCAAAATGCGTTGCAGTGCCTGTGCCGGTCACAGACCCGTCCGTAATCGCTGCCGCGACGGTCTTGCGTCCAGATGTGTCACCATCCTCTGGAGCGCCAAACGACAAGGACGTAGAGTTGCCAAGCGAATATGTGCTTGTCGCCTGCGCGTATGTCGTTGCCTCTTGCGATGTAATGTCAATACGATCAGCTTCAGTGTCCAGCTTGGACAAAGCAGCGTCTAAGACATAATCAGAAATAGTTGCCATTCTTATTCTCCTAGTAGGCTGCTATCTTCAAACGACGACCAGAGCCGCCAAATTTAGCATCAGAACTTTCTTTGTTTATAGCATCCAATGCGCTTTGATACAACGACGCCCATACAGTTGTACGCTGATCGTCGCCAAGGTATGGCGCTGCGTGGATCAATGACCCATATAAATATACGTCTGGGTGGTGCGTTAAGGCCCAGTTTGTTGTTGTGCTGTCGCTCAGCGGCGGGATCTGCGCGTAATACACCATCTCGACAGTGTACGTGCCATCAGGCGTTGGGTATAGCTCCAACTGGCCATCAGTGATCGCGTAATATTTAGGCTTCCCAGATGTATCGTCATTTACCGTGCGAAGCTGCTGCATTTCGCCTTGGCTGAGCAATTCTAAGCGGTCGCTGTTTGCAATCGAAAACCGAATAGCCTCTAAGTAGTCACCGACAAGACCAGTATATTGGCTGTTGACTGTAGCGGTAACACGCTTCTCCATGCGCCAATGGCGTATGCTGCGATCCATCCCAGCCTCTGCCAGCGAAATAAAATCAGGAATGACAGACGTTAGATCATCACGGTTTAGCCAATTGGCTACTGACGTCTTTAGCTCTGTGTATGTTGCAATAGCCATCTAACAATCCCATGCTTTGCGCGACCAGTAGTTTGCGCTTAATTTACTAGACTTACCTTTAATCCCGCCCGACCTTGCGCAATATGATGCTTTGCGCTTGGGCTGATCCTTCTTGATGGACATATTAGGGTCGCCAAAGTTAATTTTCTTTACCGTGTCACCCTCAACCGCCAGCACCTCAAACTTCTTTGGCCCGCCACGTCTAGGTTTATTTACCGCAGTAAACTTGTGGCGCTTCTTGGCTGCTGCTATTTTCTCTGACTTGGTGCGGGGCATTACATACCACGCCCTTGAGATTTAATCTGATTTAACGTCTGGATAAACTGCTGACCCGACATTCTATCAACAGCAGTTTGGCCTAATTGAGAAACCATTATTTGAAAGGCATCATTGTCGCTAATTGCCACAGGCATACCAGCCTGCGGGCTTGGCCCTTGGACTGCTGCGCGTGGAGCTTGTGGCATGCCGGAAACAGGCATCTGCGGCCTAACCATGTTTTGCGCAGGCGCAGCAGGCATACCACCGCCAACAGGCGTATTGCCGAATGCCATTCTTGGCGCGGCAGGCATACCACCACCGACAGGCGTGCTGCCAAACGGCATGCTCTGCGCTGGACGCGCTTGCGGTCTGACTTGTGCTTGCGCCTGACCAGCGCCACCGCCGCGTGTCACTGT